CTATTTGATGTAGTCTTTGGACTTGACCACATTATCGCAGAATTCTTTTGGAACGCTGTATTCGCATTGGCGGTATACGGATTCACAAAGGCTAGAACGCTTCGCAAGGTACACAAGTACATTGACGATAAGCACGGAGTAGAACACGAGGAGTACTAATGAACATCAGCAAAGAATTTGCACAGGGCGTAGCCCAAACATATGCAGAAGCACAAGAACTTCTGATTCGTAAACACAAAGATTACGGACCAAAAAATATTTCGCAAAGTCCAGGTGGACCGCTAAATGGTTTGCGTGTACGAATGCATGATAAGATGGCTAGGATTAATAATCTTATTGACTCTGGAGCAACTCCAGAAAACGAGAGTCTTCGTGATTCATTTATTGACATGGCTAACTATGCACTAATTGCACTGTTGGTTCTAGATGGGAACTGGGATAAGTAATGCTAAAAGCACCAGAAGATATTATCATTATCAAAAAAGAAAAGAAAAGCAACGAGCCTGAAAAATCTGCAAGTGGTCTGCTAATTATTGCAAACGATAATGACGAAGACTCCAAGAACATTGGAACTGTTGTCCTTGTAGGCGAGGGCAGACAACTGCGTAGCGGTGTCCGTGTACCAATGGAAGTAAAGGTTGGTGACAAGGTAATGTATAACCCAGGTGGCGTTATGAAGTTCAAGCATGATGGCGAAGAGTATATGTCCATGTTTAGCGTTAGCGTACTAGCAATCCTAGAGAGTGATGATGAACAAGATTAGTCTACTTGATGAAGGATACGTTCGCCTTGTTGACACAATGGGTGATGACCTTTCAATCGTAAATGCTGCTCGTGTATCCTATGACAAAGAGACACACCTGTTTGAAGAACGTGATGCTAAACTAATTAACTTCTTAATTCGTGAAGGTCACACATCTCCATTCCGTCATGCTGCAATGACCTTTGAGGTCTATGCCCCACTGTTTGTTGCTCGCCAGTGGTGGAAGTATGCTGTAGCATCAACCCACATTGACGACCAGAATGGTTGGAACGAAAGTTCACGTCGCTACATTACAGAGGATGAAGCCTTCTACGTTCCAGAGTCAGATGCCTGGCGTAGCAAGCCTGAGAACTCTAAGCAGGGTAGTGGAGAGCCAGTAGCAGAATCACTAGGCATGGCATACACTAATAAGTTAATTAAGATTATTGCAGAAGGTACACAGGCTTACCACGATGCTATGGACGATGGCATCGCTCCAGAGTTGGCTCGTCTATTCCTACCTGCCTATGGCATGTATGTACGCTGGCGTTGGACAGCATCACTACAGTCAGTCATGACATTCCTTGACCAGCGACTAGAGCATGATGCACAGGTTGAAATCCAGGAGTACGCTAAGGCTGTTAGAGATTTGGCTCACACTGCTTTCCCAGAAACCTTTAAGGTGCTAAATGCCTAGTTCATCTGGAGAAGGAAAATTAGAGACTCGTGACTGGGTTCTGGCAAATCGTAACAATATTAAAACTGTTTTAGATGTTGGAGCAGGTGAGGGAACCTATGCAAAACTGCTAAGAGACCTTGACCTAAAGATGGATGCACTTGAAGTATGGACACCATATGTTGGCAAGTTCAATCTACTATCATTATATAAATCAGTATTCATTGAGGATGCTCGCAAGTGGACTAACTGGAACTACGACCTCGTAATTCTGGGAGATATCCTAGAGCACATGACCAAAGAAGAGGCGGTACAGGTTTGGGAAGCGGTATCAAAAGAAGCAAAATACGCTATCATATCTATACCCATTATTCATTATCCGCAAGGACATGAGCATGGCAATCCGTATGAAGAACATATTAAAGACGATTGGAGCACCCAGGAAGTATTGGATACATTCAAGTCAATTGTAAGCCATGACGCTTATGATACAGTTGGTGTATTCTATGCTAAGTTTGATTAGCATATACCCCTTGTAACTCAGTGGATAGAGTAGGAGCCTTCTAATCTCTTAGTCGCAAGTTCGATTCTTGCCAAGGGGACAGGGTATAATAGAAATATGAAAATAGGATTAGTAATTCCGTGGAGGGAAACTCCAAGCAGAGTAAGACCATTGCAAGCAGTGCTTGACTGGTATAAAGAGAACCTGCCAGACGTTGAAATCATTTATGCAGATAAGCCAGGAGAGTTCTGGTCTGCTTCAGGTAGCCGAAATTTAGGGGTCAGGAAGGCACAGGAGGCTGGCTGTGACGTTGTAATTTTGAATGATGCAGACACCATACCAGAATTGAGTTCGCTGCTAGAAGCGATAGATGCTGCCCAGTCTGATGGCATGGTGCATAACCCATACAGACTTTGCAAATACTTTGACCTTAGAATGAGCGAGTTATTCTATGCTGGTATGAATAAGAATATTCTTAAGCATACGCTATACACAGAAGCCAATGGTGGCATTTGGGTTTGCACTCCAGAAGCATGGTGGTCAGTTGGCGGTATGGATGAAAAGTTTTTACAATGGGGTGGAGAAGACAACGCCTTTGAACTGGCACACACAGTCATTAAAGGTACTAAGTTAATCAAGCATGATGGAACTATTTACTGTCTGGGACATGAGACACAAATACACGACCCTGGATTTAATTATCATCAAATGAGAAACTACGAACTCTACTGGCTATACTATTCTGCAACTACGCCAGAAAGAATGCTGTCCATCGTAAAGCAAGAGAAAATGGAATACTAGACTTCGCCTAGTTTTTCGTAAGCCCACCCCAGGACTGCTGCAGCGACTTCGTCGCCTTCTTGTTCCTTTTGTGAAATAAGTTCTCTGAGTCTTTCAAAGAATTCAAAGCGTTCCTCTTCACCACCAAGTGAATACAACTCAGCATGAATGTCGTCAATCTTGTGGTACAAATCGTCCACTCGTTCTTCAATGTCTTGAATGTTTTCCATACTTTAATTATACTACTGTTTAGTAACCGCTATTAGTTTCAAAAACAGACCAGAACTTGTCCATGTCTGGAACATCATCTGGGTGGATAGTCTTAATGCCTTCGGCTTCGTAAGCCTTCCTAGCACCAGCATTGTCGTCAATTGCCAGGGTAGCGTCATGCAACTTAGAAGCAGCCTCACGCTTCCACTTATTAGAATCTCTATAAGAATAAGGGTTCATAAGAAGAGAACTGTATTTAATTCCAACCTTCTTTAAAATGGCTTCGGTTTCAGAACGGTCTTTCCTTTCCCTGCCAGTTACGATAATAACCCTAGTGTTTAGGGAGTTAACGTAGTCAATAGTTTTTTGAATAGGGTACTGCCCTGCTCGTACAATAGTGTCGTCAATATCACAAATAATCATACGTCCATTATACAGCATTGACAGCCAAAGGTCAAGTGTGATATACTAAAAGTATGAATTGTCCCCTATGTAATAATCCTTTAGTTGATGTGGTTTACGGATTTCCCACAATGGATATGATTGAAAAGGCTAAGAATGATGAGATTGTTCTGGGCGGTACGCCAAGAGCCTTTGACTTCAAGCCTACTCATTACTGCCTGGAGTGTCAGGAACAGTATCCTGCTCCACCAGAGGATGACACTGACAGGTACAACGTATTCTCTCAGAATCAATAGTGGTTATACAAATGTCATGGTGTCCTGTTAAGCACCAACCAAACTTAGCCATTAGAAGTCGTCGTCGTCCAGAGTAAAGAAGTCTGAATATTCATTCTTCTTCTTTTTATCTACAATAAAAGCCATACCAATAATGATTGGCAGACCGATGATAACAAAGATTATTTCAATAATGCTCATTCTTCTACATCCTTTTCAATTAGTGCGACTACCCAATCTGCACAAACGGAGTCCTGCTCATTCAGCATCTTAATAATCTCTTTTACTGCGTCCTCTTTAATGTGATGGCAACAGACACAATCTGGACCATCGTAATAAGGGTTCTTAAAGTCACGCACGATTACTTCCACGGTTCATTCCAGCAACATATCCAGCCTGGAATGCTAACAACTCTGCCCTGGTTGGTGGGGAAGACAAACTAAGAATCCAATCCTCAGTATCCTTAACAGCCTTCTTTTTAATTGTACTCATGATACGCTCGTTAGTTCTGCGAGTCTTTCTATCCATTTAATTAGCCTTTACTAGTCTACGCTTTGCAGGGTCAAAAACTTTAGGTGACTTCTTTGAAGCCTTACCGTTCTGACGGTTGCTGTTACGAACTGATGCTTTTTTAGCAGCCATACTATTCTACCAAACTTTCCTGTGTATTGTCAAATGGCAATGCTTCATATCCAAAGCAAGCCTGTATGTATTTCTTACGAAGCATCTCTGGAATAATATTAACAATGTCCTGTCCCTCAACCTCAACCTTTTCACCCTCAACCTCAATGGTATAGGTGCGGTCTGGAAAGATTAGGTAACGAAATTTATCTGACATATTTCCATTATAGCACTTGACATGGCATTGCGTATCCTTTATAATGGATACATGGGAATGAAAAAGATTATTAAACAAGTTGAGAAATTCGCTGACCAAAGGTATGACCAGGGCTGGAGCGATGGCTACGATGCTGCTCAGGGTACTGACGACACATCCTGGCAAGAGGGATGGGATGCTAAAGAAGAGAACATGAAGGCTCGTCTTAACATGTTGTTCGATGCATACATGGCACAGAATAAGATGGCTAATGCCAAGATGGTCAAGGAAATTACTGAGTATCTTAACTTTGTTATTGAACCATACGATGAAGAAAAATACTACCGAGACCTAGAGAACGAAGGATTTTAATGGGCAAGTTAAAGCAACTAGATGCACAGGGGGTCACTGACCTTACCTCATACCTTATTGGTATTGTTAACGAGCGTGAGCGTTTCGTTGACTTCTTGACAGCAGAAGCAAAGCGTACAGGGCTAGGC